AGGGGCCGAGCCAGCCCATTTTACTGCTACCGGCCAAGTCACAGCCCTGGCAGTTCCATCCATCGTGAATGCCAGTGTGATTCCGAATGCGTTTCCTGTGGTCGGTATGTTGCTTATGTTCAATGTCGTGATTGCTGCGTTCAAACTCACTGCGAACACATTGCCAAGCGAACAATTTAGCGTGAGCGTTCCGCTGGATATCGCTGGTGCGGTTTTTGTTTCGATGAGTCCGGTGATGGTGGTTAAAGCGCCCCAAGTTGGTGCGGATGCACCATTGCTAGTCAACACCTGTCCTGTGGTTCCCGCAGCGGTGAACGCAAGCTCAGTGCCGTTGCCGATTGCTGCTGCGCCTGCCGTTGGGGTATTACTTCCGTTAATGATTACGCTCATAAAATCATCCACCTTTGAGAAGTGCCGATGGTTACTGTCACTGATGTATTGATTGTGATCGGCCCAAGGCTGATGCCGTTACTCGATGCCGTGAGTGTTTTACTGGTGCTGGCTGTTTGCAGGTTTTCAAGGATGGGAGTTGATGCTGCCGAGCTTGCCCCGATCTCGATGACCGAAGCGGTGCCGTTGTCCTTTTTTGCGTAGAGCTTCCCATCGTAGGTATTGAGCGCAAGCTCACCGAGAACTAAATCCCCAGTGGTCGGAATCTTGGAAGCGACTGCGCTCTGTTTTATTTTGACGGTGTTTGCCATGTTAGAAAGTCCCGCCATCGATGATGATGCCGCTGCCTAGTGCCGTTGCACTCAAGACCACGGTGCCGTCGATGTAATAGCTTTTCCCGCTGGCGATGTTGATGTGCTCGCTCGATGTCCAGGCATCCGAGGCATTGACCCAATTCCATGTGTGATCGCTTGCACCCTTCAAAGTTAAGCCACCACCATCTGCGCCCGCATCGGTGATCGAAGCTGAAGCCAAGACAATGTTCTTGTCTCCCACTTCTATCGTGGTGCTGGAGATCGTGGTCGTGGTGCCGTTGACGGTGAGGTCACCACTGAGGACAAGTGAAGTGCCCGTGGCAACTCCGATGTCGGGAGTCACCAGCGTTGGGCTAGTGTCCACCACGAACTTCGAGCCGGTTCCCGTTTGCGATGCGATACTAGTTGCATTCCCTGAAGAAGTTATCGGGCCGGTGAGGTTGGCGTTTGTGGTCACGGTTGCTGCCGAGCCTGTGGTGTTCTGATTCAAGGTGGGGAAATCCGCTGCCACAGCAATAGAGGGCACGCCTGTGGAAGTTGTGTTTTTGACTATCCCAGTCGCTAGGCCAGACATCACGACACCATTGATCGCGACCACGGTCAAAGCTGTGGCACCTGTGGCATCGCCTGTGTGCGTTGCATTGGAAACAAGCGAACTATATTTGGAGTTTGTAGCGTCATCGCCGGTATTAGTTCCGCTTACCGTTGCGTTACCATTTGCGGTCAGTGTAAATCCTTCTTGGATGGTAAGCGTTGATCCCGTAGCTGGTGCCGTGATCGTGATCTTATTGACGGTGGTCGCTGTCGCTGCGCCTATTGTTGGTGTCACCAGCGTTGGCGAAGTGTCCACTACGAACTTTGAGCCAGTTCCCGTTTGCGAGGCGATCGAGGTTGCGTTCCCGATCGATGTGATCGGGCCGGTGAGGTTGGCATTTGTTGTGGCGGTGACCGCAAAGTCGGGCCCGCCGATCGCGATTACCGAGGTAGCCACGCCGGTGCTGTCATCCCCTAGGCCGTAGTACAGAACGCGCCCGCCTGAGTTCTCGTTGAAGGCAAGCTCTGCTGCGCCCAAAGTTGCGGGTGCGCCGGTGTTGCCACCGATTCTGCGTTTGATCCTAATCGTGTTCGCCATGATTAAAAGTCCTTAGTTAGAAGTTGCCTTCAGAAATTGCCGCCATCTAGTTTGTTGGAGTTAACCCATTGCGTCAAAGTCGATGAATATTTTAATAGATCGCCGTTAGCCACACTGGTAATGGTGACATCGGTCAGGTCATCAAGTGGGCCCTCGCTAGTGCCGGTCGGGCCGGTCGGGCCTGCTGGGCCGACGAAACCCTGCGAGCTTACATTGATTGAGTTCTCGGGGAAGGTCACGCTTACATTGCCTGCTGCCGGGTCGAGCACGGTTGCGATGCCGTCACCCCCCGAGACCGCGATTGCGTTCGTGTCTGCGCTGAGCAAGATCGTGTTGGCTTCTGCGTCGATCGTTACGATCATCGGGTGACCTCCGCTTTGACCGTGAACTTTCCTTCGATGAGCCGTGTCACCTTTTCATCGGGTGCGGTGATTTCGAGATCGTAAACATAGACCGCAGGCGTGAGAGCTGCCATATCTTCAGCGGCCACTAGGAGCGTCAGGGTTCCGGCAGGCCCATCGATCGTGATACCATCGCCGGTGCTGAGTTCGAGGATGACGGTGCCGCTCGCTGCGGTGGGTCGCACCTGCATCATGGCGGTGTAGTCGCTGAGGTCGATGATGACTTCGTCGGGGTCGGTGTAGGTGATCACCCGCTCGAGGGTCGCTCCTTGTTCAGCCGCAAAGTTGTATAATCCTGCTGGCATAATGACCTCCGAAAAAAGAATATAGTTGAGGTTAACTTGGCTTGAGTCAGGGTGCAAATCGCTCGCACTCTTAGGGGGTAGCCGTTTGCGTTGTCGGGTCAGATCGCATCAGCGAGCCATTGGTTTCGGTGTAAACGCTGTAGGAGTTCGTTTGGTAGAAGTTTAAGGTTGCTGGCGTTGGCTTCCTAGCATCAGAATAACCGCTGTAGAAAAGTGTAATCGTGTTGTCCATTGCACCAGAACTTAAGTATTTCTCGTAGTAAATCTGATTCGAGGAGTTCACTTTCCAGTTAATGCCATTTACCAAGAACTGGCTACCACTGGCAACAGTTGGCAAAATTCCTATCGGCATGGATAATCTGCCTGGTATGTTGTAATAGTTCGCAACAGGCCCGTAATAGGTGCTGCTTGCCGCATCGTAAGTAAGCGTAACACTGATAGTGCCTAAAGCGATATCATCGCCTGAAGGTATATCTACGGTCGTGCGTTTGAATACTGCATCAACTAGATAGCAGGATATGGTTGGCGGTATGGTTTGAGCGTATTGAATATCAAAGCTTGTTAGCTCTGGTTGCGTTGGATCGATGAAACTAGATGAAAAAGTACTCGGTGCAACAGTTCGGTCATAACTAGCCCATGAATGGGGCAGAGTTTGGTAGAAGGTGAACGGTGGTGTAGGCCCAACATCGTAATAATAAGGTTCATTGCTGCGCCAGACATAATAATAGTAATCTGAATAGTAAGCATAAGATGATGCACAAACACTAGCATAAGTGTTTAACTCATACCTCATTATTTGGGCCTGCAAACCGCCACCATAAGACGCAATACGAAACCAGAAAGAGCTTCTTAGATTTGTTCTCGGAACTCCACTACACGAAATAGTTGCATCATATTCGTAATGAAAGAAATTTATTCCGCTTACCCCTGAGTAGGTTGCGCCATTGTAGGTGCTTACATATGTGTTGGTCGGATCAAACAATCTGGCAACTACTGTTCTCGCTGCTAGTGAACCATAAGTTCCAAAAATAATTTCCACATGGTCAGGGAAAGTTTGCAGTAGTGGCACTGGTTCAGGACAACAATAGATATTAGCCACATCTGCTGCAGCCATTTCTACACACCCGATAGGCGAATAAGGTTTCGTAATCCACTCGACATCAAAAGCAGTTTTGTATGCTGGTATTAGTGCGTTTGTTTCTGCGGTGGCATCTGCCAGAGTAGGGTAAAGTTTCATAGAAACTAAGGTGTAAACATTGGTATAAACAGCGAATGGTGTGTAGGCAACAGTACGACTAGATGCAAAAGTTCTGCCACCGTTTACTGTGCCAGCCGTTACATAGAGCAACCAAGGCAAAGATTCGTAGCCGATAAGGTAAGGGTATTTAGACCATGCACCAGAGGAAGCGTAATACAAACCATTCTCACTGGTTGTCGTTTGGTTTTTAACAACCACAATATTATTGTTAACAGTTAAAACACCGTCAATCGCTTGGTTGCCGCTTAGAGTGATGTTTCCGGTGGTGGCAAGTTTGGCGACAACTGTGCTGGGGTTGGTATCGGTTGCGTAATATTGCGGTGCTGCTGTCATATCCTTAAACCGCAGCCAGTACACTGTTTGACTTTCTAACAAAACAGGATCTAAAAAAAGATCATAGTTTATCGCTGTCGTGCCTACGGTGATCGTTCCGGTGTTTTGTATTCTTGCATAATAGTCTGCATTCACACTGCCAGATGTAATCTTAAAAAACGATCTAACCTGTAACTCTGTTCCGGTATCGCTGTCAAATGGTCGAGTCCATGACCCAGATGCCACGGTGTATATTCCGTTTTGCGTTGCTGTGGTTTGGTCTTTGACTAACACCCTATCGCCAGCTATCAAACCTATGTCATCGATTGTCTGAATACCGCTTAAGCTAATGTTGGCGGTGGTAGCTGCTCGACATGGAAGCGCAAACGCTGGTGGTGTTACCATCACTTTATTAATGTAAGGGTTGGATAGATTGCTTGCTTCATCATAGGTGGCGTAAGTTGCTCTAGAAAAGCCTGCTGATGATCCTCCTATAAAAGCTGTTTGATAGCCAATAGCAAGAGGTAGGAACAGACCGCCTAGTTCACCTGTTGCAGTTATGTTTGTTACTGTTCCGTAGGCCAGTTTTGTGAGTAACATTACGCACCTTCCAGCGCCACGACTCGAGCCGTTAAATCTGTGATGGCGTCTAACATAGCCTGAATATCCACAGTCACAAACTCCACCGCTGTTGCGCCCGAGTTAACTTTCAAAAACTTCCCGCCTGCACTGGTGTAGTTTGCGGGAAAATCCGTTGCGCCTTTTAAGGTAAGGGTTCGCCAACCTTTAGCCCCTGCGTTGGTCGTTGCATAAAATCTATCATTGCCAGGGGATGCAGTGTCGTTGACAAGCTTCATCGTGGTAAACACACTAGCGTCATTCGGATTCCCGCCGCCGGTGATGCTGTTGGTAGTAGTTACATTGGGAGTGGTGAAAACTACTGCACTAGCGGTGCAAGTCACAGACTTAAAGTTAGCACCTGAATAGGTGTTCGGTGTATCAGCAAGGCCGAGAAGGTCAACTGCGGTAGGCGCTCCAGTAAACATAGGCCCAAATTCTAGCGCAGTTGCCGCTGCGTTTACCATCACGATGCGGCCTTGATTTCCTAAGTAGCTCGATGGCGTTACATCAGATAAGGCTAAGAATTGCCGGATGACTGCGTTGTCGTAATCGGCACCGCTCAAGCTTACCGTGGACACTTCAATTCCTGTTGGCGTGCAGATAACATCCGTGACTACTTCGATTACTGCGGAACCACCCGAGGCCGTACTAGTCTTCACCACAAACACAGGCAACCCTGCTGATGTGTAGCCAGAAAATTGCCCCATGTAGCGAGTGCCCACGGTAAGGGCTGCGCCGCTGATCTCTCGGATCATCACCTCGTTGATATCGTTCATGGTGTTGGCGCTGGCGTGGTAGTCCACCCGCTGGCCGGTGTTGAGTGGCGAACCCAGCGCCGTCACCTTCACGACCGACATCGTGCTGCCGCCGAGCATGGGCCCGATCCGTGTGGGTTCGGTCGTGTCGCCCTCGACCGCTTTCACGACGCGGGCGATCCTTCTTGCGCTGTCTTCTGTGAAGCCATAGGCGCTGCTCATTAGAGGATCTTCTTATAAATGGGTAGGAGGTAGGCGTAAGAGATATCGTCGTAAATGCGGAAGCGTAGAAAGCCACCATTTGCCTCGGTAGGAGCAACGCCGTGATCGAGCGGGATGCCCGTGTCACCTAAGATGATCACTCCGTTGGGAAGGACATTGCCTGCAATGTCTCTTGCTGTTATTAATTCGGTGCCGTTCCACTCCCGATAAGAATGATTAAGCACCACCGCATCCCAATTGTCTTTGTCCAGAAGATACTCAAGGGATATGCGCCAGTATTTGTAACCACTTTCATAGACTCGTTTTGCCGTGACTTTATCAAGAAGGATGGTGCGTGCTGCGAATCCCTGGAAAGCTGCCGTGTTCACGCACTTAATCCGACTCATCCAGTCTAGAGCGGTAAAGGTCGCCGCATTAAATTCGAGTTTCATGTTGAGAAGCGGGCGGTGCGTCATGATAGGAGGGTCGAACCTCTCGCCGTTGCCGTTGACCATCGCCTTCGGCGTTGCGCTGTAGTCTTCATCAAGAACATATTCTTTGTCGCTGGTGCTGTAATCGACATCGGTGGGCCTCGTCAGCGGGTTAAGATTATCCTCACTGGCCTTCTCTTCTGGGCTTGCGCCCTTGTTTTGATTTGCGACCTCGGGTGTCTGCGGTGCGCTCGGGGTCGAGCTCGGTGCCACGGTGTCGATGTTGCTTGAATAGGAGCAGGTGACTTTCCAGAAGTAGGGGTCTTCCATTTGACTCGCAGTCCTACCGATGCACCACGCACGCTCAAAGGTCGGGTGCTGCGAGAACAGTGCGGGCAGGTTCGTGCCGAAAAGACTGGGCACATCATCGGCCACATCGTCGGTTTGCACGATGAACGAACGCACCAGCGAGACCTGGAGCTTGCTGTCATCACTGCCGGTGCGGCCTTCAAAAGTTTCGTAGGTGTTCGTGACTGCCATAATGTTTCCTTTACACTTGAACGATGTTCATTTGGTTGTTGTTCGCCGTTGCTGCTGCGATCGCTGCCAAGTAGTTATTTCTAGCGGTGTCTTTTTCTTCTGCCCGTTGCTGAAGCCTTAACAATCTATCCGCAGCGCTCTCGCCTCCCTTTGCGTTTTGGATCTTGAGCACTTGCGAGAATGCGCCTGCCGTGCCCTGCATGAGTGCGGCAGGGTTTTTCAATTCTTCCATCGCTCCCACGCTGCGCTCTAGTTCGTCTGCAAGTTGCGCGGCACCCGCTGCGAAAAGATCAGGCCTGTCCGCAAGGGTCATTTTCAGCTCTTCCATTTTTCTGCGGTAGGTTTCGAGCGGGCTTTCAATATTGGAAAGCTCGCGAATCCATGCGGGCATATTGTCACCACCCATGAAGGCGTTGAGGCCTGCAAGGTCGGGAGGGTTTAGCGCATCAAACTGGGCTTGAATTGCCATGATTGAGTTGCCGTACTCTTCGTTAGTGATTGTGCCTGCGGAAAGTTGCATGTCTAGGGCTCTAAATGCTTCGCCTTTAAGCTGACCCATCATGCGCTCAAATCTCTCTGCGGAAATGGTGCCGAGATCCATCTGCCTTTTAAACACTGCAATCGCACTTGCTGTGGTCGATGTCAAACCTGACATGAAAGCGCCTTCGCCAATAGTGCCAGCCGTAAACGCATCGGTAAGCTTTCGGAAGGCTTCGCCAATATTCCCTAAAGCATCGCCGAACCAGTTCTGCCCCTTCATGCTTGCCATTAGTTTCGTAACAAATTCATTGGTGAAGGTGCTTGCCAAGTTTGACCCGGTGTTCCCAATGGCGTCGCTGACCGCTTTAAGTGCGTCTCGCATTCTTGCCTTAATCGCTTCGGGGTCAATTTGAGTGCCACCGCTAGGGGAGAATGCGGCAGCGGTTGCGCCAACGGCGCCACCGACCAACGCCATAGGAACTGAAAGTGTTCCCCCAGTAACAAGACTCCCAGCCGCTCCAGCGGAAAAACCTATGCCGAACCCAGCGATAATTTTTCCGAACTTTTCCAACCCGCCTACCGTTTCGATGATGTTGTTTAAGATGTTAACTGCTGCCAACATTACCGACTGCATTGCCGAGATCACTCCTTGCGCAAAGCCGATTACTACCGCTCGGATGTTGTCGATGTTGCCAACCGCCATCTGCCCTCCACCCATTGTCGTGAAGAATCGCACCAGACCCTCAAAAGCTGGAAA